CACCGAGAAAGTGCTGTACCGGCCAGTGCTGCTCCGTTAGAAGCGGGCGGGACGGCTCTTGCAAAAGGCGGACTGTTTCATGGTAAGTTGGGAAGTGACTAATGTCGACTTCCGCTGAGCTTGGAACATAGTCCTGTCTATAGCGAAGACCACCTGGTAAACCATGCGGGTCTGGGCTGTAGCCTCCCTTTAATAGGAAGTTATAGATGTCCTCGCAAATTTGGTATACTCGAGTGGAGTTTCCACAGTTAGCGTAAGCGATGCCAATGCTCCGTGCCATTAGGGCACTAAGAGAGACGGTCCTTTCAGGATGTCGTAGCATAGCCAAAAGCTGGAGTTCGTCGCGAAACGGCATTGTGCCGTGGTTGCGGTACTTCAGGATCTCCGCACCTTCTAGTGAAGGCAGGATCTCGCTCTTCTCCATGTTAAGAGTTGAGCCAAAATATATCTTCGCGTAATGCGAAAAGAACTGTAGAAATGACCCCTTTAAATAGTCGAAATTATGTGGCATAAGGAAGATGGAATCATCTCCTTGTATCTTAATAGCGACAGATTTGAGGTCGAAACCCATCTTTGATAAGATGGTAAAGATCATAACACAATTATACATTGAGTCCAATATTTGGGTTTGAAAATATCCGGAATAAATTCCAGAGTGATTAAATTTTAGCAAATCTCCATTTGGTAACATCAATGGTGTAGTGAGGGTAGCATTCGTCATCCAATTCCAAAGATTTTCGATACGGGTAGGATCGGCTTCGGATGAATCTGGGTAGTAGATTGTGGGATGATAGCCATGTGAGAAATCGAAGAGAGGTCTCATGACTAGTGAATGTATGTCTGATATGACGGAATGGCGTGCTTCTCGGTCGAATCGTTTCCAATCGAGAGTTGCAACAAAGTTGTAGCGCGGCATTACGGCGTGTGCCCATGTGTAAATGCGGGACCAGCCACCAGTGGTGGTTTCAAAGCCCCAGAGCAAAGGCGATTCTTCGCCTCGATCGAGCAAACTCGCTTGTAGAGGCCATATGAACGTGAGTTCGGCCATAAGCAGAGTCGATGGTGCACCAAAAACTAAGCGGACTTTATCTTCGTCCTCGGCTTTAACTAAGTGTTGTCGAGCGAACGCGGTATTCCAATACCGTAGATCATGTCCATGTTCATTGGTGGTTTTTCCATCCTTTATCATGTGTATATTCTTTCTGTTGATGAAAAACATTTCATTGTAGAGGTTTCGTTTTGTCATCCTTCTATCAATCATAGTCGGTAGGAGGCTTTCTCCGTGTGCTTCGGCAAACAAGTCGCGATAATATGGCTTGGTAAAACCTTTATCGAACTTTTCGTTCACGTACTGATTCCATTCCTTGCTGGTCGCAAAAGGTGCGCCAACGCTGGTGGATAATTTCCACGGGTACAAACGAAGATCGGCAAAGTGAACAGGCTTCAATAGCGCTTTAGGCTGAAAGAGCTTCCTGGTGTGTTCGATGGCTGCGTAGTAGTGGCAGTCCTTCAAAACATCAAAAGATTCACAATCTAGCTTTTCGAGATCGATATCTAGGGCGGTTTCGCTCCAAGGGGATCGTCTGTAGCCAGTAGTGACTTTGAGGAATTCTTCCTGCGTTAAGAAACGCCGGAGAGCATGATCAACAATCCTTCCATAGTTGAAGTTGGCCAAGGGGTCAACATTACCACGGATGGGTTTTGCCAAGCTAGGCTTAGAGCCAAGCTTTTCAATGTTCTTCATGTGTGGGTGAGTGAGCAGAGTTTTTCTGCTGGGTGAGATTCTTTAGCTTTGAGACCGGAGAAGGGGAAGGGGGGACTATCAAACTCCG